TTCACCGAATTCATTTGTTATAAAATAATCCAAATTCATCGGCACATCAATCAACCAAGTACCATTTTCATCAATAACCTTTCCACCACCTTCTAAACTAAAAACTTCTAAAATCGGTCTTCCGTCGGAATCCTGTTGGATTGTTTGTCTAATTGCCAAAATTTCACCCGGCCCTGTCGTTAAATCACATAAATGACCCAATCTATTTGGTGGTCGACAACCCGATGAAACCGCACTACTATTAGGTCCTGATATAATTGAACCCATAAAAATGGATGTTGGTCTAATTTCTACATTTGCCTCACCACTTAAATCAAAATCAGTTCGTGTTATACCTAAATTACAAATTTCACGTTGTCCCCACAATGGTTCAACCTCAATAGTTCTATTGACAGTAACAATTTGTGGTAATTCTCTTAAATTATTTGACGATTTAAAATTTGGTCCCGAAACTTGAGCTTCTGTCGCAATACCCATTCTAATCAAATCTTGTGGTGATAACGAAAATTCACCTATATCTGATAAATCAACGTCTAAAACCACGGTATGTACCCCAACAGGGACACCAAATATCATATAATCACCACTATCATTTGTTGTAGCATTATATTTATAATATTTGTCATAAACTTGGATTAATGTTGGGTTTGTTAAGACATCGGTTCTTGTGAAGAACGTTCCCGTTGGTACGTGAGCACTATATGATTTAACATAAGGGAGTAAATTATACCTATATCCATCATCATTAACATCCGATAATGATTTGTAAGGATATAATTCAGAAATTATTGGGTCTAATTGGTCAACACCATCTATTGGTATGAAGACCGAAACTTTAGCGTTTGGAACACCAAACCCATTGTTAACACTAACACGACCAACAATGACACCATAGTCAGCACATTGTCGAGTATAAATGTCACTTTGTAATATTTTTAAGGATAGAATTTCTAAATAATCAAACTCTTGGTCAATTAAAACCTTAATTGACTTGTCCACACCGGGTTGAGTTCGTATTCTATATGATTTTGACATACTTTATCTTTTTTAATAAATAGTTTATACACTATTTTTAAAAGATAATTCATAATATTTCAAAATAAATTATGTTTAAAATTTATATTTTATAACATAATCAATAGGTGATTGGTTATTGAGTGTAGTTTTAACAATACCGTAGACCATTATATATGTTTTGTTATCTATGGTTGTATGTCTAGTATTTTTGACGTGATAATTAATTATCTTTGTTGTTGTATTATTTTTATGACGATGAACCTGTCCACCGGAATTAGTAAAGAAGTAAAAATCATCACTCCAAGTGTCTGAAGTCAAATTTACAACGTTCATTACATTTGATTTAACTAAATAATTAACTGAGTTATTTTTTTTATTGGCAATATCTAAAAAAACAGCTAATTCAACATTTATATTATTTTTTGATAATTTATCTAAGACTTGTGTAACATTAAAACCACCCAAACTATGACCAATTAAAATTACTCTTCCATTGGGTTTCATCATCTTATAATAATAAATGGTGTTATAGATTTCTTGTGGTGTTAAATTATAAGAATAACTAGCAACATATGTCAAAACTTTTGTATCCTTATCATTAATTTTTGATTCAATAAAACCTAATCCATCAGTATCCCGGGAATTAACAATATCAACCTGTGTTTTGTTTTTATCTAAAGTATCTGAGAAGGGGCTATTTGCTCCTTGTATGACAATTACTAAATTTTCTGTATTTTTATCATAAAACTTTGTCGTATATTCAATTGTTTCATTTTTCTGACGTAAATACATTTGTTTTACATCAGTTACCATTATAATCGATATTAGTGAAATTATTATAAATTTAAAAATACTTTTATTTTTTAAAGTTTTGTTTAATAAAAAAATAAGAATTAAAAAAACCCAAAATCTAAAATTTAAAACAGTTGTAACAACAATTGTTTGTGGCCAAGTACCATTACTACCTTTAAAAAATTCGATAACGTTATAAAAAAAATCCATATAAAAAATATATGGATTTTTTCTTTAAAATAAATTATTATGAGAAATTAACAGTTTTAAGATTTTTAACCCTAATATTAATATCTTTGTTCGGATATTTTATTTGATAAGTTTGATTTGGTTCAGCAAAGATTGTTTCATCAATCAAACCAATTTGTTTTGTTGTACTATCAATATATCTTTGAGATGTTTGTGATGAAGAATATTGTCCCCCAACTTTATTAAATACTTGGATATCTGACAATGAAATAACTCCGTTCTCACTTTGTATTAACCTTCTTAATTCCGATATATTAACATTTTCACCCATTTGTCTATTTTCCGGACTGAAATACTCCGAAACAATTGTAATAATTTGTGAAATAACCGTCCCTTGGTTTTGTGTATTATCTAACACCACATCAATATTAAAACTTAAATCAATAACATTAGCACTTTGTATTGATACATAATCATTTATCATACGATAATTTGAAAGGTAGTTTGCTACATTATTTTTAAGTGTGTTTGAAATTACCTCAGTTAGTTTACCCGATTCATCATAAGATAACATTTGAACAATTATTTTATTATTGTTTTCGGTTATGGATACTTTAGCGGGAGCACCAAATTGTGATGGCATTGTTCTAATTATTGAATTATAATCATTAACTGTCACAGCTCTTTTTTGTGCTGAGAAATTGTAAGATACCAAGTTTCTTACTTCTTCTGTTGTTGGGAAGTTAGCTCCACCAATTGCAGCAGTAACATTCGTACATCTTAATGAATTAACAACACTAGTGTTGATACTTTCTGAAGGACCATTAACAAAAAATGATACCGTACCAATCTGTGTTATTGAGTTTACACCAATATTACTACCGGTACCACCCCCAACTCTATATTGTACAAATAATGTGGTATTTGGTTTTAATGTACTACCTAAAGCTAAATTATTTGAGTATTTATATAGGTTCAATTGATAACCATCTCTTGCAAATTCTCGTAATTGTTCATCAGCTGATTGACTACCACCACCGAATGTCATTTTTAAGAAACCTTCAGGTGTGAATTCACTAATAAACTTAGTACTTGTTTGGATATATTTACCAACTTTAACACCCGGAGCATCGGACACTTTTGTTGGGTCTTCCACAAAAACCCTATCCTCAGCTAAAGCGTCAACTTCATACCATCTATTATCTAAACCTAAAAACTCTTGAGCTGATGGGATATTAGTATATTGTGTACTATCTTTCAATAAAACACTAGTTATACCCAAAACATTTTTCTCAGGTAAAAATAATTCATAAAAAGGTTTAACATCATTAGGTGTCATAACTTTTTTGAATACTTTTGTTGTACCATTAACAACTGTTTCTCTCTTAGTGATGGTATAATTCAAAAGTTTATTATTTGAATCAAAATTAGGTATTTTTAATCTATTTGGGTATCCCTCAGCATTTGTTGGTGATGAGAAATCAATATCGTATACAGTTTCAAATATTTGACCACCACCATTAACTTGAGAACCCCTTCTTAAAATACCACAATATCTTAAATCTTCTTTGTCACCATAAGCCGGGACAGTGATTGAGAAATCCACCAAAGCAACAGACGGTCTCATTCCCGGAACTTTTAACCCATACGTCTTAGCGATATTAAAGATTGATGACCTTTGTTGTGCGTATTGTAACACCGTTTCCTGAACACTCCTATCAATATTAAATTGTAAGTTATCAGTAACAGCCGCGTTTAAATCTAATAATACAGAAAATACTGACGCGTCATTAAAATTTTGAACAGTGTCCGGGTAATATGTTTTTGTGAAGTTAATTAATTCCGTTCTTATTGATTGGAAATCCCTAGTTGTATAGGATATTTTTTTATTTGCCATAATTTTATATATTAATAATTACAAAGTCACTACTATTGAAAACGTCATTATTTACTGTGTAATCTATTTTAACTTTTGCTGTATGTTCTTTATCTGAGATATTAGGTACTCTAAAAACCCTCTCATCATTATCGTTTATATAACTACCCTTATCCTCATCACC